GATGGCCATGAAGCTGAAACTCGCCATCGATCCCGACATCGTCGCCCTGATGGCGGCCGAGGTGGCAGCGGGCGAGCGCGCCGTCACCGCAGCCATGCGCGAGGCGGGCACCGGTCTGAAATACACCTGGCGCACCCAGATCACCGGCGCGGGGCTTGGCAAACGCCTCGCCAACTCGATCCGCTCCGCCAACTTCCCGAAGTCCGGCGAAAGCCTGAATGCGGCTGCGCTGGTCTTGTCGAACGCGCCGGTGATCATCGGCGCGCATGACACCGGCCCGCTGATCCGCTCGAAAAACGGGTTCTGGCTGGCGATCCCCACGCCAGCAGCAGGCAAGTCCACGCGCGGCGGCCGGATCACCCCCGGCGAATGGGAACGCCGCACCGGTCTGCGCCTCCGGTTCATCTACCGCCGCCGGGGCCCGAGCCTGCTCGTGGCCGAAGGGCGGCTGAACACCAAGGGGCGGGCCGTGGCGTCAAAGTCGAAAACCGGCCGGGGCGTCGTGACCGCGCCGATCTTCCTGCTGGTGCCTCAGGTCAAGCTGCCGAAGCGGCTGGATCTCGCGCGGGATGCCGAGCGGGCGGCAGAAGGTGTGCCGGGGCTGATTGTGGCGAAATGGCTAGGAAGCGAATGAATAAGGTCAAAATACATAGAGCGACCCTTATGCCCCTTGATTAGGTCGGGTCGCGATAATCATTCCACCTTTCGTTAATGAAGGAAGAATCAAATCACTCCAAACTATCTCTGTAACTTCACATGAGGCAGCTAGGAATTCCCAATCAGGAAGTGATGTGCCGCTGCCACTCCAATATTCTCGACAGCATTCCTCGACTAGAGAGGGGCTCCAATCGGGATAGCCAGAAAATCCGACCTGGATGTCTGGGTACTTTCTCTTTAGCTGCGCCTTTTGCATTTCTCCAATCCACTTAAGGTCAAATCTGAGAATGCGCCCTTGGGGCTTGACGCGATAGATAAATCCTGGCGATTTGATGCCGCAAGTCGAAAAATCGGTCGACTGGCGCATGAAAATTGAATCATGGCGCCGCGGAATGATGGGAGGTCGCCTCGCCTCAAGGGCGGCTTCAATTTCTGGGTCTATCTTTCCGATTCCAGTGCCGGAAAGAGTATCACCAATGCCAAATTTTACCGATGACATGTGGAAAAAGGATACCATCAGTTAACCTCTTCAAAGCCCGAGACGACATTAGAGAAGTTCCCTCGCCGTTCCATCGATAAATATATGATCGACGATCAGAGACCATCCAGGGTTCATTCTAATCCGGCCTCGTTTGTTCGCGATGAGGAAATCTGCTGCATCACCTAGGCTCGAAAAATAGACTGCATACTTGCTCATTGTTTGTCCTTCTGGGAAGCAATGATACCGCCCGGTCGGATCCGGTTCCGCACGCTGGACGACAACGCCGCCCTCTATCTTTTCGATTCGCGCAACCATTTAGCTCTCCAGCTCGTCGTTTTCTTTGGCCATAGCTCGAGTGGTCTGAACGCTGCAACCGCTCTTGAAGTCATTTGCTCCAAGGGACTTGGTGCCGCTTCACCTATAGCCACCGCAGACCGATATGAAAACACTTCGAGGTCGCCTTGCATGCCCACCCCTCGCGAAACGATCCTCGCCGCGCTGCACGCGCGGCTTTCGGCGCTGTCCGCCACCGCCCTGCGCGGCGACGTGCTGCCCGAGCGCGTGCCTGCCGCTGGCCTCCTGATCCTGCGGGACGGCGAACCGGGGGAGCCGGAGGTCACTCTTTCGCCTCTGCGCTATCATTACCAGCACCGGGCCGAGATCGAGGCGGTTGTGCAGGGTGCTGCCCGTGATGCCACCTTCGACACGCTCTGCGCCAGCATCGGTGCGGCGATTTCCACTGATCGCACGCTGGGCGGCCTTTGTTACTGGGTCGAGGCGGAAGCGCCGCGTCCCGTTGACCTGCCCGTGGAGGGTGCTGCCAGCCTGAAGGCGGCGGTCATCCCCGTCATCCTGCACTATTCCACGGCCGACCCGCTCGGCTGACCCCAATCACGATAGGAGAACACGATGGCACGAGCCCATGGGGCGCGGGCGCAGATGGCGCTTGCGTTTGAATCTGTTTACGGCACGGCGCCTGCCACGGGATTCCGGACAGTGCCGTTTGCCAGCACCACGCTTGGCTCGGAACAGCCGCTGATTGCGTCGGAACTCTTGGGCCAGGGGCGTGATCCGCTGACGTCGATCCGGGATGCGGTCACTGCCGATGGCGATGTCGTGGTGCCGATTGATGTGGAAAACCTCGGCTTGTGGCTGAAGGCGGCATTTGGAGCGCCTGTCACTTCCGGGACGACGCCGAAGACCCACACCTTCCAGTCGGGCAACTGGACGCTGCCAAGCATGTCCATCGAGACGGCAATGCCGGAGGTGCCGCGTTATGCGATGTATACGGGCTGCGTCTGTGATCAGCTTTCCTGGCAGATGGCGCGTTCAGGTCTGCTGACCGCCACGGCGCGGTTGGTCGCGCAGGGCGAGAGTGTTGCGGCGGCGACGGCCGCAGGCACGACCACCTCGCTGGCGCTGCAGCGGTTTGGACACTTCAACGGGGCGATCACCCGCAATGGCGTTGCGCTTGGCAATGTCATCTCGGCCGAGGTGACCTACTCCAACGGCCTCGACCGGATCGAGACCATCCGCTCGGATGGAAAAATCGAAGGGGCTGACCCCGGCATGGCGGCGCTGACGGGGCGGGTCGAGGTGCGTTTTGCCGACACCGCGCTGATCACGCAGGCCATTGATGGGACGTCTTGCGAGTTGGTCTTTGCCTGGAGCCTTGGCGCCAATGCCAGCTTCACCTTCACCGCCCATGCCGTCTACCTGCCGCGCCCGCGGATCGAGATTCCGGGGCTACAGGGCATCCAGGCCAGTTTCGATTGGCAGGCGGCAAAGGCCGTCAGCCCCGCGCGCATGTGCACCGCCGTTCTCGTCAACACAGTTGTAGGATACTGACCATGATCAGACTGAACCTGACCGCAGCCCCTGCTTGGCTGACCCTCGCGCCTGGCTTGCGTTTGCATGTGGGCCCGTTGACGACGGCCTTGATGGTCTCGGCCCGCGCAGATCCCGCCATCGAAACCTTGCCCGAAGGCGCCAGCCACGAAGCCTTGGCGCTTGCCATGGCAAAGGCCATCGCCCGGCGTGCGGTGCTGGATTGGGAAGGCGTGGGCGATGATTCGGGCCAGCCCTTGTCCATCACTCCCGAAGGCATTGACGCCCTCCTGGAAATCTGGCCGATCTTCGAAGTGTTCCAGACGCAGTACGTCGCCAAGGGTCTGATCCTGGATGCGGAAAAAAACGTCTCCGCGCCCTTGCCGAGTGGTCCTTCGGCGGGGGCGACCGCTACTGCGCGGCTTGTACCGGGGTCTGCCCCGACTGCCCAGCCAGACTGAACCGGCCGCAGACGGAAGATGGCTGGCAGGTCTGGGATCTGGTCGGCCGCCTGGGTGGCCAGCTGCGGGTCAGCCCCGGCGCGGTGCTTGGCTGGGACATGGGCTCGGCCCTAGCAATGGCACAGGCACTGGGCGTGAACACCCTGATCGCCGCCGAGCTACTGCCCGAAATCGAAGCGGTGATGGTGCGTAAATTGAACGAACAGATGGCCGACGATAGCTCCAGCGTCAGGCTTTGATCTTCTCGATCAAGGTGACGCCGGGCAGGTTTTTGAAATGCGCATCACAGGTCAGAAGCCTGGCACCCCGTGCCCGCGCGGTGGCGAACATGATGGCATCTGCCGTTGCCAGCTTGTGATCCCGACAGGCCTCGGCGGCAGCGAGGGCGATCTCTGTGTCGAGGGACACGACCTGACAGACTTGGGTGAAAGCGATCACCTGATCGGCCTTGTCTTCGCCCACTTCGCGCGCGAGCCATTTCGAGAGTTCCAGCTGCACCATGGTTGGCACCAGCCAGTCGGCTTGTTCGGGCAGATGTTCAGACACGCGCTCCCCGGTCAGTGATCCGATCAGCCATTCGATCCAGGCAGAGGTATCGACCAGCACCATCAGAACCGGTCCGCGCGATCACGGTAATCGGTGGCTGATGCGCCGCGTGCGAGCCCCTTCAGGGCGTCGCGCTTTGGAACCGGGACCAGCAGAACGCCAGTGCCTTTGGGGATGAAGGCAAAGGTCAGGCCCGCCTCCCAATGCTGGGCACTGCGGATCGCCTTCGGGATCGAGATCTGGAACTTCGAGGACAGAATTGCGGTCTCGGACATTATCATACGCCTCCACGATCGATCACCACAACGTAAGACGCCCACTGGGCGAAAGCAAGGATCCTGACCCATGGCCGAAAAACGCGTCTCTGTCCGGCTCGTGGCCGAAGGTGGCCGCCAGGTGCGTGCCGAGTTAGAAGGCATCGGAGAGGCGGGCGCTCGGGGCTTTGGCCGTCTGTCCTCCGAGATGGGTCTTGCCAACACCCGGCTTGCCAGTTTTGCGCGCAAGGCAGGGATTGCGCTGGCGGCGGTGACGGCGGCCGCAGTCGCGACCGGCGTTGCCATGGTCAGGTCGGGCCTCGAGACGATCGGCGCACAGGCGGATATGGCGGCGTCGTTGAAGACCACTGTCGAAAGCCTGCAGGTGCTGATCTGGGCGGGCGAATTGGCCGGGGTCTCGATGGGAGAGATCGAACAGTCCACGAAGAAGCTCACCACGCGCCTCTCGGAAGCTGCCACCGGCTCCGGCTCGGCGGTCAGCGCGCTGCAGCGGCTGAACCTGACGGCCGCAGAGTTGCAGGCACTTCCCTTGGACCAACGTATTGTCGCCATCCAAGAGGCGCTCAATCGCTTCGTGCCCGAGGCCGAACGCGCCGCTGTGGCCTCTGATCTCTTCGGCGATAAGGCGGCGCTGGCGTTTTTGCGCATCGATCCAACCACTTTGCGCGAGGCGACGAAGGATGTGCGCGACTTTGGGGTGGCAGTCAGCACCAGCGATGCCGCCCAGATCGAACGCACCGGCGATGCGATTGCCAAACTGAGCCTGATCTGGCTCGGCCTCACCAACCGTCTGACCGCTGCGGTCGCACCTGCCTTGGAAACTGTGGCCAATTCCCTCGCAGACATGGCGCGCGGCACCGGCCCGATCGGTGCTGCCATCACGGCCGTCTTCGACAACATCGGCCGCCTCACCACCTATGCCACAACTTTTGCAGCCTTCATGGCCGGGCGCTGGGTGGCAGGGTTGGCCGTCGCGGCTCTCTCGGTGCGTGGCCTCGCGACCGGCCTTGTGATCTTGCGCGGCGCATTGATCCGCACTGGCATCGGCGCGCTGATGGTTGGCGCGGGCGAGTTGGTCTACCAGTTCACGCAACTTGCCGCAAAGGTAGGTGGGATCGGCGCGGCCTTTGGCCTGCTGGGGAATGTGGCGGCCGAGGCCTGGGACCGGATTGCCTTGTCGGGTGCTGCGGCTTGGGCGCGGATTGAGTCCGGCTGGGCCGGGGCGCAGGCGGGGATTTATGACGGGCTGCAAGCGGCCCTGTCGGCGGTTGTCGGCTGGGGCAACGCGGCCGTCGGCACGTTCCACGGCGCTTATGATGGCATCACCACGATTTGGGGTGCACTGCCACAAGCGATCGGCGACTTTGCCTTCCAGGCCGCAAACGGGCTGATCGACGGGGTGGAGTCGATGCTGAATGCCGTAGTCACCCGGATCAACAGCTTCATCGAAGGGCTGAATGCGGCCCTGGCACTCCTGCCAGACTGGGCCACCGGCGACGGCGGCATCCGGATTGGCACGCTTGAGGCTGTCGATCTAGGCGGAATTGCCAATCCGTATGAGGGGGCGGCTGCAGACGCAGGCGCTGCGGCGGCCGATGCCTTCAAGGCGGCAATGGCCAAAACTTACGTCGATGTGCCGGATCTCTTTGGCGGCATGGCAGAAGCGGCGCGCTCCCGGGCGGGCGGATATGCAGAGGCCGCGGGTATGTTGTCTGAGGCGGCCTCGCGCCCCATGACGGCTTGGGAAGCCCTGAAGGCTGCGATCTTTGGCACCGGCACTGCAAGCGAAGAAGCTTTGAACGGCGCAACGGATGCCGCCGCCGCGCTATCCGACGGGTTTGACGAGGCGGGTCGTTCTGCAGGCGGGGCCGGTGCTGCGGCCAAGGCTGCTGCGGAAGCGGCGGCCGCCGGTTGGGCGCAGGTCAGCACATCGCTGGCGGAGTATGCCAAGGACGCGATGGATTGGGGCAAGGGTCTGGGCGAGACGCTGACCTCGGCCTTCAGCTCGGCCGAAAGCGCTTTCCGGGAATTTGTCACCACCGGCAAGCTCGACTTCAAGGGGCTCATCTCCTCGATCCTCGCGGACCTTGCGACGCTGGCCTTCAAGAACGCGGTGCTAGGCCCCCTGGCCAATTGGCTCGCAAAAGGGTTCGGCAGCATATTCGCCCCAGTGCAACACACGGGCGGCATGGTCGGCGCACCCGGCCCCGGCCGCATGGTCTCGCCCCTTGCCTTCGCCGGTGCTCCTCGCCTGCATTCCGGGGGCTGGGCCGGTCTGCGCCCTGACGAGGTTCCAGCGATCCTGCAGCGCGGCGAACGGGTGCTGTCGCGGGCGGAAGTCGCCAATGGATTGGCTCGTGGCGGCAGTGCCGGAGGCGTGTCGATCAGCATCGATGCGCGCGGGGCGCAGACCGGTGTGGCCGAGCAGATCGATGCCAAGCTGCGCGCTGCTCTCCCAGAAATCGCGCGCCTCGCAAAAGCCAGCGTGGCGGATGGCCGACGTCGTGGCCAAACCCTGTGAGAGATGAGACCCTGCCATGATCCCCGAACTTCCCCTGACCCTCGTGCAATCGCTCGAGCGGCGCCTCGTCAGCGCCACCGCAGTTGCCACCTCGCCCTTTACCGGCAGCGAACAGGTGCAGGATTGGGGTGGGGAATGGTGGGACTACGCCATCGAAATGGCGCGTACCAGCGGGCGCGACGGGCGGCGGCTATCAGCGTTTCTGGCTGCCTTGGGCGGCCCACGCGGCCGGTTCCTGTTCCGCGATCCCACAATCCGGCAGCCCGGGTTCTCGTTCACGCCCGTTGTCGTGGGTTGGTTGCAGACAGGAGGAACGCTGAACACCAGCGGCTGGCCCGCTTCCACTACCCCGCTTTTTGCCGGAGATTTTTTCTCTATGGGTAGTGATCAGCAAACCCGGCTGTATCAGCTGACGGCCGATGTGATCAGCAACACGGCTGGACTTGCGAGCCTTTCCTTCGTCCCACGTCTGCGTACATCCCCCGCCGATGGTGCAGCGCTGCAAATCGCGGCCCCCGCGGTTCTGTTGCGTCTGACCGCCCCTGTCCCCACCCGTATCGGACGGGCGGACACCTTTCTCTTCACCCTGACCGCCCGGGAGGCGCTATGAGCCGTGATCTGACGCCGGGTTTTGCTGCAGCCCTTACCGCGCGGAATCTGCGCCCGGTTATCTTTTACGAGGGGGCGTTTGCTTCCGGTTCGTTGCGGCTGTGGTCGGGGCTGTCAGCCATCGATTGGGCGGGACAGTCCTGGTCCGGGGCTGGCGCGCTTTTGGGGCTGGGCAGTGTTGAAGAAACCGGCTCCGTCGTGGCCTCGGGCACCGTGGTGTCCTTGTCCGGTGTGCCGCCAGATCTGGTGCAACTGGCCATCGCGGAGGCGCGGCAGGGCCTGCCCGGGAAACTCTGGCTCGGGCTTTTGACAGAAAGTGGCGCGATCATCGCCGATCCGGTGCTGGCCTTTGCCGGTCGGCTGGATGTGCCCGAGATCACCGATGATGTGGAGAGCTGCCGGATCACCATCAGCTACGAGTCTCGACTCATCGATCTGAATACCGCGCGCAGCTGGCGCTACACCCATGAGAGCCAGAAGGCGATCTGGCCGGAGGATCGCGGCTTTGAATATGTCACGGCCATTCAAGACCAGGAAATCAAATGGGGCCGCAAATGAGCGTGAAGGTCGACCGCGAGGCGCAAATGAAGGTCACCGGTTGGGAGGTTCTTCTTGCCGCGGCGGTCGACGATGCGCGGACTCGCAGCTTCAATTGGGGCACCCATGACTGCGCCACTTGGGCATTTGACCTGCGCCGCGATATGTTGAGCGGCGATGATACCGCAGCGCTTTGGCGCGGGCGGTACCGGACGGCGCGCGGCGCTGCGCGGGTCATGCGGCGTTTGGGCTGGGCTTCGATGCCGGAAGCTGGTGTCGCCCTGCTTGGGATGCCGCTGGCCAATGTGCGGCTGGCACAGCGCGGCGATCTGATGCTGTCGCCAGATGCCACCTCCTTTGGGGTCTGCCTCGGTGCCCAAGTTGCGTTCCTGGCCCCTGAAGGTTTGACCCTGCGCGCGCTTACATCCTGCGTCCTGGCATGGAGGGTCTAGATGGCCTTCCTGGCACCATTGTTCGGAGGCGGGCTGTTTGCAGGCACGGCACTCGCAGGTCTCGCCAGCCTCGGCGGCTTCGGCACGCTTGCCCTGCGGCTTGGCGCGTCGTTGCTCCTGTCAGCCGCCTCGCGTGCGCTGATGCCGGGCCCCAGCCTGCCAGCCCGCACCGTGACCGTGCGCGAGCCGGTGGCCCCGCGGGACATGGTCTATGGCCGCGCCCGCAAGGGCGGGGTGATCGTCTACATCAGCGAAGCCGGGCCAAAGCGGCAATATCTGCACCTGGTCGTGGTGCTGGCCGCACATCGGGTCGCGGGGATTGGGGCTGTCTATTTTGACGGCGAGGCGGCCGTCGATGCCACTGGCACACCCCTTGGCCGCTGGGCGGGCCTTGTTACCGTGGAAAAGCGGCTCGGGACTGACGACCAGACAGCTTTTGACGGCTTGATTGCCGTCCTGCCCGAAGCCTGGACCACAGCACATCGCCTGCGTGGATGTGCCGCCATCCATCTGCGGCTGCAGGCGGATCAGGACGCCTTCCCCGGCGGTATCCCTGCGATCTCCGTGGACATCATCGGCAAGAACGACATCTTCGATCCCCGCAGCGATCTGGCGGGCTACAGCGAAAACCCCGCCCTGTGCCTTGCCGATTACATGGCACATGCCCGCTTTGGCCTTGGGGCTGCGATCGGGGCCAGTGACGGCATCAACACCGAGGCGCTGATCGAGGCCGCCAATATCTGCGATGAGGCGGTGGGTCTTGCAGCAGGCGGAACAGAGCCGCGCTACAGCTGCAACGGCGTGGTGTCCTTGGCGGAAACCCCCAAGACCATCATCGAGGCAATGCTGACGGCAATGGCTGGAAGGGTGGCCTATTCCGGCGGCCAGTGGCGGCTGCATGCCGGGGCGTATCGTATGCCCGAGTTCAGCTTGACGCAGGATCACGCCCGCGAAGGTGGTCTGACACTCTCGACGCGGATCAGTGCGGCGCAGAACTTCAACGGCGTGCGGGGCCAGTTCATCAGCCCCGAGAATGATTGGCAGCCCGATGACTTTCCGGCCCATGTCAGTGACGTTTACCGTACTGAGGATGGCGGCGAGGAGAAATGGCGCGATATTGCGCTGCCCTTCACGCAATCAGCGACGATGGCGCAGCGGCTGGCCAAGATTGAGCTCGAGCGGGCCCGGCGGCAAATGTCGATCCGCTTTGCGGGCAAGCTCTCTGCTTGGGCGGTTCAGGTCGGCGATACAGTGGCACTGACCTATGACCGCTGGGGCATGGCGGCAAAACCCTATGAGGTGATCGAGGCC